CTAATTTAATTAAACCTGATAAGAATGGTAAAAGAGGTACTGGAGTTAGTAGATTTTTAAAAACAATAACAGAAGATAATATTATAGAAGATAATTATACTGGTGATTTATATTTGTATTGTATCCATTGTCCAAAACAAGAATTAAAACCAGTAGATGAATTTACTACAAATAGAACACAAAAAACAACTATATGTCATGATGGATTATGTCGTCAGAGTTTTTGTAAAGGGTGTAAAAAGACATATGTTAATAATGGTAAAGCTGGTAACTCAACAAGAACATCAGATCAATTTTTAGAAGATTGTGGTGCTAGACTTAGAGGAATCACATTTAAGGTTCTTAATGAAAAAAATAAAGTTGATTATAAAAAACTTTGGAATAAATACAATGGTAAATGTTTCAAGTGTGACATATCTATCCCATTTGAAAATACAGGTGATAAAGGTTTAGACCACACATTACCACATAGTTTATATTGGAATTTTTCAACTGAAGATTCTACATTATTGTGTACAGGTTGTAATGGTAGTAAAAACAATAAATGGCCTAGTGAGTTTTATACGGAAGAAGAACTTGTTAGATTAAGTAGAATGACTGGTATTCCATTTGATGTTTTAAATGGGAATCCTCACTATAATCCAAAAGTTATTAGTGGTATTCTAAATGACTTTGATAATATAATGGGTGAGTGGTCATCTTGGGGAAGAAAGAAAAATAAGAAAAGTTCATTCCCAAAATTTTTGTTAAATGAAATAAAAAGAATGAAAAAACATAATGTTAATAAAGATACAAATACTCTCATAGAAAAATGGACTGATTATTATAACACAGCAGGTAAGGATGTATATGGAAAGTAAATTAATATTAGGTGATAGTATTAAAAAATTAAAAAAGTTTGATGATAACTCTATCGACTTAATGTGTACAGACCCACCATATGGGTATTCATTTATGGGTAAAGATTGGGATAAAGCTATTGTAACATCTGAGTTATGGGAAGAATGTTTTAGAGTTTTAAAACCAGGTGCTTTTGCTTTTGTTATGAGTGCTCCAAGGTCTGATGTACAAAGTCGAATGATAATTAAATTAGAAGATGCTGGATTTAGAGTTGACTTTACTCCTATCTATTGGGCGTATTCAAGTGGATTTCCTAAGGCGTATAATATGGGTCAATCAGCTCAAAAGAAATTAGAGTTTGGTAAAGCTAGAAGACCAGATAGAGATTTAGGTAAGTTGACAAGGAATAGATGGAGTGGTGAACAAGATGGAAAACTCTTTACCGACTCAGGTGGAAAGTTAGAATTGACTTATGAAGAATCAAAAGCTTTAGATAAGGCCTTTGGTGGATTTCAACCAAAACCAGCTGTTGAGGTTATCATAGTTGCTATGAAACCACTTGAAAATAATACATATGTAGAACAAGCTTTGGATAATGGTAAAGGTGTAACTTGGTTAGGTGATTGTAGAATACCAAATGAAGACTTATCAGAAGATAGATTCGCATCTAATCTACTTGTACAAGATGATAAACTTGGAGAAAATTCAAAATATTATAATCTTGATTTGTGGTGGAAGAATAAAATCAAAGATTTACCATCTGAAATATCTGAACAATTTCCATTTCTTTATGTTAAAAAGCCAAATAAGAAAGAAAAAGAAGCTGGATTAGAAACATTTATAAAAAAATCAGCTGGGTCATATAATGGTAATGCTGATTTAAAAAATAATAATGCTATTGGTGCTAACCCATCCGGAAAGAGTATACCAAGAGCTAACACACATCCAACTGTGAAACCATTGGAACTTATGAGTTATTTAGTAACACTTGGGAGTAGAGAAAATGATATAGTTTTAGATCCATTTGTTGGTAGTGGAACTACAGCAATATCTTGTGTATTAAATAATAGAAAATATATTGGAATAGAAATGGATAAGGAATATCATAAAATATGTAAGTCAAGAATAAAATATTGGGAAAAGCAAAGGAACGAATTTTTTTAAATATGAACATTTATAATTTTACAAAAGAACGAGACAATGATAAAGAATACAAATACAAAGTATTGGTTTATCCTAACATAACTTATATGAAAGACTTGGAAAAAGATTCGTATGTAGTTGTATTGAGAAATGTAATTAAAGAACTAAACAAAGTTCGTAATGATATTCACTTTACAATACTTTCACCTTATGAGGTTAAGAGTTTAATATTTCCAAATACAACACAACTACCAATCGAGTTACCATCATATCCAAATGCTATGAGAACTCATTTCAATCATAAACAATTATTGAAAACTATTAATTGGAAAAAGAATGATTATGATGTTGTGTATTCACATTTACCTGAACACACTTTACAATTATCAAATATGTTTGTTAATGAAACAAATATCAATCCAAAGTTTATTGGGTATTGTCATTGGTATGAGGTACCAGAAAATACAGCTTATTCCAAAACAATGTTGATGCATAATATAGCTGGAACATTAGAAATGGAAGAGTGTGGTGTCAATACTCAATGGTTAAAAGATTTAGTTATTGAAAAAAGTGGGGAACTTTTTAACGACAATGTCGTTGCATCACTAAAAAAAATAATTCAACCTCATTATCTTGGTGTAGATAATATATCAACTGGTCATAAGCATAAGCCTAAAACAATATTGTTCAATCATAGAGATAACGAATATACAGGTTACACTTGGTTTGTTAAACGAATGGATGAACTGTGGGAGAAAAGACAAGACTTTAAAGTATACACAACACTAACAGATTTAGATAGACCTTATGCTGAAAGAGTTAAATTGCACAGTCGTGATGACTATCTTAATTTTGTTCGTTCAATGCATATGGGTGTTGGTTGTTTTCAAAAATATTCTGCTTGGAGTATTTCAACAACTGATGGTTTAAGTCAAGGTGTTCCATATGTGTTACCAAATGGAATGTGTTATCCAGAAATGGTTGGAGAACAATATCCTTTATTGTATAAGGGTGTTGATGGGTTTAAATCTACAATAGAATATATGTTAGATAATCCAAACGCTAGAGAAGACGCTAACAACTACTTAGCACCAAAATTGAATGGTTTTAAATGGAGTGAACGTGTGTCTAAATGGTTTGGTGGGTGGAAACATATTGAAGAATTAAAACCGATGTCAGATACAGAATCATATAAAAGAATTTTAGATTTTATTCATAATAAAAAATCAGTAAGTAAAAAAGATATTTTAGAACATTTGAATTGGGGTGTTCGTATATCATTTAGTGAGTATAGAAATAGATTAAGATTAGAAGACACAATTAAATTTACAAAAAATAGATACGAGGTTATATAATGAAAAAATTAACAGCAGAACAAATACAAGACAATTGGAATAAACTTATTGATACCATTGAAGGCTTTATAGATGATGATAGAAAAGAAAATCTTTTAAAGTTTTATGATGACTTTAAAGATAGAATGATGTTTGCACCAGCTAGTGCTAAAGGACATTTCCATAATGCGATGCCTGGTGGATATGTTGAACACATTCTTCATATCGTAAGTCACTCACTTGAGTTAAAACAATTGTGGGAGAAGAACGGAGCAGAGATTAATTTCACAGATGAAGAATTGGTTTTTGCTGCTTTACATCACGACTTAGGTAAGGTTGGTGATTTAGAACACGACTATTATATTCCACAAGATTCAGAATGGCATAGAAAAAATCGTGGCGAAATATATAAACACAATCCATCTTTACAATATATGAAAGTACCTGACAGAGGATTGTGGTTACTCCAACATTATGGTGTTAAGGTTACAGACAAAGAATATTTAGGAATTAAATTAACAGATGGTTTGTATGATGAAGCTAATAAATCATATTTGATGGGATACAATCCTGATTTTAATCTTCGTTCTAACATGGCTTACATATTACATCAAGCTGATATGATGGCGACTCATATTGAGTTCGACCAATGGAATAGAAGCGATGAAGAGGTAGTTAATACAAGAGTACCAAAAAATAAAGATGAACAAGAAAAAGTAGACAATCTCAAAGCTAAGTTTGATGAATTGTTTTCTAACTAGGAGATAAGTATGTGGTGGTTATTAACAATATTATTTTTCTTAATTAGTATCTTTACATCAATATTAGTGTATTATTCACTAAGAAGAATTACACAATATGAAGAATTGATTTTAGAAATACAACAAGTAATAAATTTCTCAACTGAAAAAATGAAACTCGTAGACGCTAAAGGTCATTATGAATCTGATGATGAAACAGGTTTCTTTTTTGAACAACTAAAACAAATTCAATTATCCCTTGATGGAATATTTGAAGAGGAGACAACAGATGCCAAGAAAGAAAAAGAGTAAAGTATATTTTGGAAAAGATGTACAAGATGCCATAATTAGATATAATGAATCAATTGATAATAGTAAAAAAAATAGAATATATCAAGAAGAAATACACAGAGCGTTTGATAAATTAGCTGAAAACATAATTAATACTTTTAAGTTTACTTATTTTGATTATGGATTTGAAGATATCAAAGCAGAGGTTGTATCCTTCATGGTTATGAATATGCATAAATATGACCATACCAAAGGTTCTAAAGCGTTTAGTTATTTTTCAGTTGTAGCCAAAAATTATCTTATATTACACAATAACAATAATTATAAAAAATTAAAAAGTCATAAAGAAATAAGTGTTTTAGATAATGAAAAAAATGTAAATTTTTTAGATAAATCGGATATGAAACAATTTACTGAAGAGTTAATATACTATTTTGAATATAATTTACCAACAATATTTAAAAAGAAAAGAGATTTAAACATAGCATATTCTATATTAGATTTAATGAAATCAATTGATGAAATAGAAAACTTTAATAAAAAATCTCTTTACATATTAATTAGAGAAATGACGGATGTTAATACATCACATATAACATCTGTTGTTAATGTATTGAAAAAACACTATAAAAAAATATTTAATGAATATTATAGAACTGGAACAATTTTAGTAAATAAAAGTGGATCATTTTTCTAATATAGATTAAACACAATTAAATTACAAAAACCCATCTTTTATCAGATGGGTTTTTTATTTCTATTCAATTTCTTACAAATTCTATATTTATATATGAATAACTACATCTAGGAGATGATATGTCAAAAGATAATGAAATATTTGATGGAAAAACCTTTCAAGATTTAACTAAAGATATCTATGAAAACTCACAAAAGAAAAAAGTACAGATAGATTTACTTATATCTGAGATACATGGATTTATCACAACGATTGATGATGTGGTTATGGTTGCTCCAATTATTAAGGAATATATGGATGCATCAATAAAAAATGATGAACATTTGGTAAAACTAGCTGGTGTTCTTCAAAGAATCATAAGTAAATCGAGTGGGGTAGATGATGAATCTATGTTATTATCAGATGCTGAAAAAGAAGAATTAATGGGAACACTACAAGATACTGTTAATGATTTACAAAAAGAAAGTGATAGATTAACAACTATAAAAGATAAAACAACTAATGTTTCGGGAAGTTAAATGGGTTCAACAATTATAAATAAAGCTTTAGATGATAAGGGAGCATTTGGTAAACAAAGAAAGATACCAGCTTTTCTTCAATTTGTTCCTGGTCATGTGGTTGAGGTTGTTTGTTCTCAAAAAAGTTTAAGAGCAGGAAATGAATCTAGTAACATAAATACAATTATAGCTAAACCTAATGTTTATAACGAACCTCCACCAATGTGTGCTGAGTTAGATGATGATTATAGATACAAACCATTATTAAGAGGTATCACTGAGGTTCCAGCAAAAGGAGATCCGGTTTTATTGTGTACTTTTGGAGATGAGGGATATTACTTAGGTCCTTTAAATACCGCTAATAATGTTAATTGGAATGATGATGTCATGTATCGTCCTGAGTTTAATCTAAACCCATCTCGTTCAAAACCGGAAATAGAAAGATTATTAATGCAAGAATCTTTAAGTTTTGATAAACTACCATATAATAGATTAATAAAATTACCAAATGAAGAACTAGATGTTCCAGAAAGTGGTGGTGGTGTAAGGTCTGTAAATGAAACTCATGGTGATATAATATTTGAGGGAAGACATGGGAATAGTATTAGAATAGGTAGTAGAGCAATAAATCCATATATTTTTATATCAAATGGTAGACAGGTAAATCAACACAAAGAAAGTTTAATAGATGGTAGTTTGATAAGTATAACTGAAAGGGGTTCATTAACACAACATTTTAGTGGTTATAAAATAACTCCACCATCAACAGAGGAACAAAGTAAAGAAACTGTAGGATTTATATTGTCTTCAGATAATATTGAATTAGAAAATAGAAGAGGTATGGGTAATTTAATTCAAACAACAAATGTGGTTGATGATGTATTTCCTTTATTATATGAATACAGCAAAAATCAAATATTATTTAGATCTGATAGAATTACAATTGACTCTAGACATGATGATATTTATTTATCATCCTTTAAAGATATTCATATAGGAACAGGTCGTAATATGACAATGTCAACAAAAGAAAATTTAATAATTGAGTCAAAAGGAATATTTTTAGGAGATCCGAATTTAAATAATACAAGCCGTGAAATGGAGCCAATGGTATTAGGGAACGTGTTGTTATCAGCTTTACAAGATATTATTGCGTTATTAAGAGAAGCATCTAGTGCGTATCCAGCTCCACTACCATTAGTAGATCCTTTAAATAATCCATTATCGACAAAGTTAGCTTCAATAGAAACTAAAATTAATCAAATGTTAAGTAAATATCACTATATAGAACCAAACGCTGGTGATATCAAAGACTAGGAGGTCACATGAAGAAAAAAACAAACATAAAAACTATAATCAGACAAATCGTTAGAGAAGAGGTTGCCATGGCAATCGGTGAGGTGATAACCGAATTAAAACAACCAACTCAATCTCAACCAAAACCACAAAAGAAAATTGTCGAGAAAAAACAATATACAGAAAATTCGGTACTGAATGATGTATTGAATGAAACAGCTATGGATGATGAGTGGAAAACAATGGGTGGTGGAAAATTTGATTCATCAAGAATGAATGAATTGATTGGTAGTCAATATGGGGATATGATGAACTCAACATCACAACAAGTTCCATCAAGTGATCCAATGTCACAATTTTTAAATAAAGATTATAGACAAGTCTTAACTAAAGCTGAGGAAAAAGATAAAAGAAAACATGGGAGATAAATAATGGCATTAGAGCAAGATTTAGCAGATATGGATTGGAATGGATTCAAAGATGCGTTGATAAAAGCTAAAGTTGAAGGTATAAAAGCATCTGGAGGAAAAGAAGAAGATTTAGATTTATCTGATAATGGAGCTATTGAAATAGAATGTAGATTTACAATGTTAGCAATAGTTAAATTTTTAACCGAAGCTGATTTTAAAGTAACTAAATTTAATGCACCAATAGTTCTTGAAGATTTTAGAATACCAGACCAAACTGTAAATGTTGAACCTACTACTTTAGTTGCGGATAAAAAACCAATGTTTGATTTTATAAAAAAAATAGCAGGTGCTGTTGGGTTAGCTTCGGCAGCAGACTTACTTGAAGGTGCTGTAAAAAAAGCTGTAGAACCAATAGCAGAGGGTGGATCTACTTTACCAAGTATTGATATTGATAAAGATGGAGGTGGTTTAGAAGCGACTGGTTATACCTATATAGGTGATGATCCAGAATCACAATCTGGATTTGATGTAAGTGAAGAAGATGGTCAACAAGACCATACTAATGTGAAACTATTTGCAGATGATGTGGAGGATTTAATATAAAATGGCTATTAAAGATACGACAAGAAAACCATTTATTGAGGATAACGATACTAATGTATTTATTGGAATAGATTTACCAATTCATAAATCGGATGGTAAAGAGGGATATTTTGCATCTACAAAAACTACAATTGAAGCTGTAAAAAATAACATAAAAAATGTATTAAATACTGAACGAGGTGAACGATTAATGCAACCAGTTTTTGGTTTAAATTTGAGAAAATTTCTTTTTGAACAATTCAACGATGAATCGGTAATACAAATGCAAAATGATATTCTTGATACACTTGAAATTTGGTTACCATTTGTTCTC